ATATTGATCTTAGCCTAGCCCTAAGTTTGTATCTACTGCCTGCTATTTTAGAACACACAAGAGAAAATATTGTCAGTAGTATAACACACATGAACATACCTTTCCTAAACTATCGTAATTTTGATACGACTGATACTAGTCAAAATAACATACTTGTGGGTTATCTCACATTAGGGTTTGGTTGGCATAATAACCATCATCATAATCAACGCGAATTAATTAACACTCATCGCTGGTGGGAATTTGACCTAGAAGGACAGATAGCAAAATTAATTAGCAAACCGAAAAAGTCTTAATAAGTTAACTATGTTTTTAGATCAAAAAGGAAAGTATCCTTTTCCTAAAGTAACCCCTATTCGGTTACCTAGTATTATTAATCAGCTTCAGATTGTTGATAGATTTGTTGAACCAATAGGTAACTCCGAAATAAATGATATTTGTTCTGAAGTTAAAGAATGGTATAATCCGTTAATACAGTTAGATCAATTTAGATATTCTTATCTAATGAATAATGGCATTACTCAAGGTCTAGAAACGCTAGGACTAATGTATAAGAATATACATCTGTTACAAGGAGATTATTTCTGGCTTAAGACTATCAAGGCCGGATTAGAAGTAAATGAAAAAGTCCCTTGTGAAATTAGTTACGCATCATGTCCTAGTGCTGTTGATGGTAATGTAGTTAATACAACTTGGCCTAGCAAAATGCACATACTAGACGGAGCATACATAGGCACTAGTTTGACTAAAACACCAATTCCTGAAAATACCGAAATAGTTTTATTAGGCTTTAGTAAAAATCTAGGTATTCCAGAGTTAAGATCTGGAATTATTTTTAGTAAAAAACCGATTCAGCATTTAGAAATTTTTCAAAAAACATTTGGGTATGTGGGGCCTGGGGTGTTTAGATCAGCATTAAAAATTTGCAGAGACATGTCAATAACATCATTAGCAGAAACACTAAAGCATTATCAAGAAAAATTCTGTAAACTACATACAGAACTAATCCCTAGTGACAGTGCTCTGCTGGCAACTACTGAAGATTTATCTTATAATTTTTATAAACGACCAAATGGTATTATGCGTGTACCGTTGGGCGAAAGTATAACAACAAGTATTGAAAATAGTTTAATTTAAAACAAGTCGACCTTGTTCTTTAAAAAAATTAAAGGCTTTTCGAAATGACCAGTCTCGTCTTAACGACCAACTAACTGTAATTCTATCAACAGTTCCTTGAAGATTGTTGACTCTATGTGGTGTTTGAGGACATACTAAAACTGGATTACTAGTTAATCGATATTCACCGATTTTTGATTCGGTAATGCCGTCTTTTAAAAATCTAGTTGCATTTGGATAATCTATCCAAAAGTCATTTTCAGGAATATCAAAAAATTCAGTTACACACTCTCCGTTGCATCCTTCTATAGGAATATTAAAACTTGTCTGTCTTTGTTTTGTTGGTAACGCACCGTCTAAATGTATCGGAGTTGTAAATTTGGGTGTTACATGAATAAGTAAAAAATGGGGAGATAAAATTGATTCATATTTTTTATATAAAAGGCACAATGGATAATGTTCAGGATTTTCTTTATCAATAGTGATACTTTTAATAGTACGTCCTACAGTTTGTTTACCTATTTTATCAATAGTATCCCAGTATATGTTTTGAACATCAGCTACTAACTCTGGGTAATAAATTTCTGCAAAAGTATCCATATGTTATTTAATTGATAAAAATTCTATTATTTTTTGTCTAGAACTATTTAAAGCATTGTTATTTGGTTCTAAACTTGCTCGACCACTAGGGCTAGCTGGATCAGAAAATGAAGATACAAATCTATCGCCATCAAATCCATGTCCGGCATTAGGAATAGAATGCCCAGAAACCTTTCCGTTCATTTTATTTAAAACTCTAGGACAGTAAGTTCCTTCTTCATAACTGTCCGATTCTCCCCATATTATTAATGTAGGATTGATTCTTTCCTTTACAACAAGGCCTTCTCTTCTATTTAATAGATGAAAGCATCCTGGGTAAAACAAAATATAGTTGTTAAATGCGGCTGTATTATCTAACCAAAAACCTAAAAATCCTCCTAAACTTAGTCCCATATAAGTAATATTATTTGGGTCTACTTCTGGATGATCTTTTAACCATTGATGTGTCCACGTAACAAGTCCTTCAAAATTTACCTTATTACGATCTTGTGGACTAGTAAATCTTCCTGTTTTAAAATCAACTATTAACACATTATAAGAATTTTTATGAAAAAATCTTGCCCAATTTTCTTCTCTGTTCGAAACGCCAGCTGTTCCATGCACTATTAACACTGTAGGGTTTTTACCAGATTTTTCAGATTTAAAAAATTTAATCGGAATCGGTTTATCAAAATATTCTATTGACGTCCATTGCTGAGCAAAAGCACTCTGTGTTACAAATAATAAAAGTAAAATTATACGTACCATATTTCTTTAAATCCTTCTTCTTCTGTAGGCATTTCGAAATTAGCAATCATGCTGGCAATAACATGATCTGGAATATCCTTGCCTGGCCGGCTAAGTAGTCTGCGGTAAAGTTCTTTATGCTCGGGTATTTTAAATACCACAGCAATATGATAATAATCTGGCAACATAGCAAATTTCTTAGTACGACTTTTTACAGTAGTGCTAGTTTGGTCCCAAATAATATCTCGTCCCATGTCTCGAGCAACAACAACTTCTTTAGCCATAAGTTCTACAGCAGTAGGCATAAAGTCTGTAAACACTTGACTATAAGTACTGCCAATCTCTTTAGCAAAGATTTCTACCCATTTGTCTGTGCTAATGTGGGCACAAAGATGCGCCCAGTCTTGAGCTTCGGCCCAGGTACTTTTTCCGCTTGCCGGTACTCCGATTAACTGATAACATTTTGACATTATATTTTCCTATTTAAAACAAACCCTTTGGTATACAGTAAGAATGCCTTAACGGTCCTAATCATTTGTTTAAAATAATATTTACGATAAGACATTCTTTTTCTTTACATTGTAGGGCCGTTGCCGTTTTTAAAACCAACTGTGCCACCTTCTGCTTCAATCCGTGCAATTACTTCTTCAAACAATATAGGAGCAAAGTTAGGTGTTTGCTCTACGCAGACACAATGGTAACGAACATCGTTCTCATCGCTGTATAAGATCTCTCCTGTACGTGCATCAACACCACGGGCCTTCTTAACGCGGTTTGCGTGTAAGTGTCCGTGAATGTTAACTCCAAAACGTCCTAAGCTATCACTATGTACAGGAATGTGACTTAAGATCATTCCGTTCATAACATGGTATGCACGTAATTCTCTAAAGTACTGTCTGTACTCGTCGTCACGGAAGATGTCGTGGTTGCCGCGGATTAAAACCTTGTCGCCGTTTAAACGAGCTAACGTTGACATGGCCTTACGGTTGATGACAACATCGCCCAAGTGGTAGACCTTGTCAGTGGGTTTAACTCGCTCGTTCCACGCCTTGATCATAGCTTCGTCCATTTCTTCAGGACTATCCCATGGGCGTAACTTTGTAACACCATCGTTACGTGTGAAGCGACAGACGCCGGTATGTCCGAAATGCGTGTCGCTAACTAAAAATACACTAGGCATCTTGCCCTCCTTTCTTTAAATATCACCTTCGTAGTTCTTAGGCACAATAAGCCCAGAATCTAAAATTACACCATTAATAGTGTGCGCTTCGTTTTCATCATAAGTCCAACCTAAAACTTTCATCATCTTATGCTTGACCATTAAGTTAGGACTACGAAAAACTTCAGTATCATTAAAGCCTATCATTACACCAACCTCACAGACCGCACCCGACCGGCACACTCCTGCAACACAGTGAACAACTACATTCATTCTTTTGTCCAATGCATGTTGTAATAGTCTGACAAGTAGGTCCGCCTGAGCATCGGTGACTTTAAATTCTTCACCAAATGCATCACCTACCTCAAGGTCCAGAAACTGAAATCGATGTGTCTCTTTGAACTTGTGCATAGGGTGAGGAAACTCCATGCCGGGATCAACAATCTGAATTAGCATACTATTCTCGCCAGCAAGGTGATGCCGACCTTTTGGGATATCTCCCAAACTTACATTTTCAATCCACGGCATTTTACACTCCTTGTTTTCTAGATATCCATCCGTCGTAGTTTGGATCAGCTACTTCATCAACGCCAAACTTACCTACGATTTCAAATTCGCTTCCTGTGATACTAACAAAAGCATCTAAAGTCTTAGCATAGGCCATTGCCGCATCTAAGCTAGGAAATTCTGTTTCTATTTCTTTGTTTATTACTTTGTACATACACATATTATAGCACCAAACTTTGGCTACGTCAACCTAAAAAAATAGCACCCGAAGGTGCTATTTCAAAAGTTAATACTTTTTAGTTAAGGTCATAACGAGGAACCATTACAGTCTTCATCATGATACCTTCTGGAGTGAATTGGTCCATATCCGCTGACAACAGAGCTGTCATGATGCTTGGACTAAAACCACTTACCAGTGCCGCGCCACTCTTGTCTGCCTTTACAGGCACGTTGCCAGAACTGTTTAGGTTCCAGAAAACAATTTGCGGAACAGTGTAACCTGCATCTGCGAACTTTCGTTCAATCATTTGCATTGCTGAGTCGTCGAAACGAGCACATTGGTTAAACTGCATGTCACTCAAGATGAGTAACATCTTTGGCATGTCACTAGCCGGTACTGAACCCTTAACTGCAACGCTTAGGATCTTGTCCATAGCGGCATGCAAGTTAGTGCTCATTTCCCAGTTGCTACTTGACATTTGGTCAACCTTTGCAACAATGTTACCCTTTAGAGTAGCCAGTTGTGGCTTGCTTGAGAAAGTCAAGAACGTGTCCTTGAACACACCCTTGTTCTTATCTGCAAGATACAAGCCTAGACCGACTGCTACATCTAAACAGCGAACAGTTGAACCTGGAACAGATGTTGTCATCGAACCAGAAACGTCAACTAGAGGTAGGATACTTGCGTCACCTACATAGTTAGGCAGAGCGTCCCATTGTGCAATCACATGGTCGGTTTCTGTCTTGTTCAGCTTAGTGTAGCTGTGTGCGATGCCCTTTAGGACATCATGTGGGAAGATTGCGCTGGCGTTAACCTTAACAGTCTTATCCCCTGCCACCAACTTGGCCACATACTCTGCGAACAGAGGAGTGTGACGGTTGAATGCCTTCTTGTAGTTGCGAGCAGCCACAGAAGGAACATGGCTAAAGTTG